GTGTTGAATTATGTTGGCCAAGTTTCGATACAGTATTGAAAAATCAAGTTGTTGATGCTGATTCAAATGTTGATCAAATTTTCAATCTAATTAGATCTTGTATTAGTGCGATTATGACAGAAGAAGAAAGATTTAGTGCTTCTGATCATACACCTGAAGAACTCGATAATTTCATTGAATCAATGAATCAAGATCAGTTTGGTAAAGTAAGAGACTATGTTGAAAAGATGCCAAAACTAGCACATGATATTAATTTCAATTGTATGAATTGTCAATTAGATAATAGTATAACAGTGGAGGGTATGCAAAATTTTTTCTCATAGGTCTATCTCATGAAAGCCTCGGAAATTATTATCAAACGAATTTTCAACTGATACATAATTACCATTACTCATTAACTGAGATAGACAATATGATACCTTGGGAAAGAGAAATATATCTGCATATGCTAATTGATCATTTAGAAGAGATGAAACAAAAACAAGAACAGCAAAGGGTATAAGATGGCTGATTTAAATGACGTTACCAAAAGATTGATTGATAATAACAATCAAAATATGGTTGGTCACAAATATACTGCAGAAGCTATTACACAACTGAATAATAGGTTTGATGCTTTCTTTAGATATCTCAAAGAACAGGCACCAGATAAATTAGAAGAAAAAAGAGAAGCGAAAACCGAAAGAAAAACCCAACGTGCTACCAGTTCGAGTAAAGGTGGTGGAAGTGGGGGTTTCGGTGCTTTAGCGGGATTAGGTTCACTTGCAGGTATCACAACAGGATTAGCTGCACTTGGTGCTTCATTTGTAGGATTAGATGATGCGCTAAAAGCTCTTAGAGTCGGTGAAATCGCAACTAGTATCGGAAAGGGTATTACTAGATTTGGTAAAGGTGTAATATCTGTCATTGATGAAATCATAAAGACAACAGCATTGCTAGGTGGATTCGTTAAGGATCTTTCGAAATCTATAATTATTCCCGAAGAAACTAAAACTCTCTTAAAATCTTTACCAGAAACATTGAAAACAGGTATATTGAATATATTTAAAGAATCTGAATTACTCAAACCATTCAGAACAGCACTTTATAATTTTCAAAATGGATTCAATAGAGTTGGAACGAAAGCGACTGGCATCGTAGATAATATTCTCAAAGTAGAAGACTTCGGTAGTATTTCTGGAAAGCTCGGTGCAATGATAGGTTCTGTTAAAAATGTGTTTGTTGGTGCAGATGGGGCTGGTGGTATTAATGGATTCTTTACTAAAATATCAGATGGTTTTTCTGAAGTCATCAAATTTTTTCCTAGAATAGATTTTTCAAAACTCCTATCAGCATTTGGGTCATTCGAAAATGGTACAGGATTATTAGGTTTTTTTGGAAAAATAGTTGGTTTTTTAGATCCATTACTTGCTCCGATCAAAAAAATAATAGGATTGGCTTTGAGACCAATGTTTCAAATTTTTCTTAGTCTCATTGACTTTGTTGTAGGATTCTATCAAGGATTTACAGCTGAAGGTGGTAATCTTGTAGACAAGCTCAAAGCAGGTTTAGAAGGTGGTATCAAAGGTGTGATTAAAGGATTTACTGGTGCTATTGATTTAATTTTAAATCAATTGGTTCCTTGGATATTAGAAAAATTAGGGTTTGATGGTATTGCAGATAAATTAAGAGGGTTTAGTTTATCAGCTCTTGTAGATCCAGCATGGGAAGCAATAAAAAATTACTTTAAAAACTTATTTAATGACCCAGCGGGAACCTTGGGTGGTAATTTAATGAGTGCAGCAAATGTAGTCAATGATTTTATAAAATCGGTATTACGTTCGATATTACCAACTGCAAATTCAAATAAGAATTGGTATGATCCTGTAAATCTGGCTTCAAAGGCAATACCTAAATTTGTTTATGATTATGCTGGTATCGATAAAAAAACTGGGGCCATTATTTCACCTGAAGCTGGTCAAATGATTAATGGAATGGGACAAGGTGGTGTATCAGCTAATCAGATATCTGCAATGCAAGAAGCTGCACAAAGTGGTTATAGACCATCAGCGGGATCAGCTGCCGTAGGACAAGTAGGAAATAACGTAACCAATATTGATCAAGGTGCTACATTTATGGGTGGGATGGGATCGACTACAGATACGTTCCAACATGCTGCAGATTAAATAGGCAGTTTCAGGTCGTGCCTAGGACATCATATTAGTCTTCGTTTGCTAATCTTGAAAAGTAAGACATTGTATCGTCTTCGTCATCTAACTGATCAGCAGTGACTGGTTCAAGTTTTTGTGGTTCAGGAGCAGGAGCTGGCTCATTGATTTGAATTTCCTGTCTGACAGTATATGCACCAGCAGTTGCTTCTTCACCAAGTACTTTCATTAACTTTGATTTTAATTCATCATAAGTCTTATAGTTAGTTGGATCAGTGAACTCGTTTAGATTGTGTAGTTGATTATATACAGATTCCAAACGAGAATCATCACCATCATAAAGAGCGGACTGAGAAGAAAATTCTGATTTATCATAGTTACGATATCCTTCGACGTTTCGTATTTTTAATTTAAAGTCAGCACCTTCCCACATATCGAATGGATTAACTGGATCTTCATCAGCAAATTCTGGTTGCATCGAATCCATTAATTTATCAAATATTTTCTTACCAAATTTATAGAGGAAGACTTTACCTTCATTATGAGGTGCAGAAGGGTCTTGTAATACCAAGATGTTTGTTACATAGTGGAGTCTACGTTTTTGGGCTCGTGCTTTTTCTTTATCTGCATCGATCCCAGAATTCCAGAGCTTTGAGTTGAGTTCACCAACTGGATCAGTCTGACCAATAGATGTAAGTGAGTTTTCGATGTACCACAAACCTGTTGGTCCTTTGAATCCGTGATCCCAGTAACGAACCCACGGAAGTTCTGCTCCTTCAGTTGCTGGCAAGAATCGTAATACTGCATATCCATTTCCCGCCTTATCGACTGTTGGTTTCCAAATACGTTCATCGACGTAGGATTTAGTTTCTGTAGAACCGCCTACAGATTCTGCCGCTTGAACTAATTTTGAGATTTGATCGCGATTGCGTTTTAAATTTTCGAATGACATTTATTTTTCCTTGTATGTACTGAAATATTGACTGTAATATTATACCATATTTTATAGCATATGTATATATCATTTTTATTCAAAAAGAGCACTATCTAAAGTATTCCCTTTGGGTAAAAAATTGAGAGCCATTGCTTCGGCTTCAATCTTATCTCGAATGATAGGCGAGATAAACTTTTTAACATCTTCTGGTTCCATATCGTTTTCTTTGCAAAGATGTAATACTGCTTCCATGTAAGGGATTCTCAGTTCCCCAACCGTATGTTCAACTAATTTTGTAAATTTTGATTTAGTGAGAAAACTTTCTTCTATACTCATTTGTCCATGACCCTTAATAATATTATGTCTTTATTGATACGTCCAGTTGGTACCGTTGTTTTAGTTGTAAGTTTCTTCCATTCAGTATCAATCTGCTTAAATGTCTTTTTCAAAACAATTGGAATAAATTCGTCCGGTTTACGTAACCGAACTTGTCGACTATTAACTGGATCAATATTTTTAATTGATGTCCCAGATATTTCGAATCCATTAACGGACTGGGTGCAGTACTCGATTAGATATCTTTCTTTACAGTTGAATGCGTAAAGCCTTCTTGATCCGATGAGGAGAATCGGATTAATGGAGACCAACTTAAAGTCGTTATCTTCTTTCTTGTACTGCACCTTTGCCACTTGTTTGTCAGCAGCTTTTGCTTTTGGCACACGAACTTTTCGATTCGCTTTTGCTGCTGACTGTATCTTATCAAGATCGAGGAGCATGTCCTGACAAGACTTAATGCGGCGGTTGAGCTCGGTCTTTTTCAAATGAGCATAACCCTCGACGGCTTGTTCATCTCGCTTATGATAAGCATCTTCATAATCTAGCAACCAACCCTCAACCACCTGCCTAGCTGGCATTGTAGCCGAGCCAGACAAACCGTGTGTTTGAAATAATTTGTATAGATCAATTGTTACCTTTTCACCTTCGATCCATTGATCCTCAAGATCGAGTAAATCCTGCATAATAGTTTCACTAATTTTTCTTTGTAACCTTTCCATCGGAGAGATTGATACCACGTTACTCACTGTCTTTCTTTGAGAAAGAATATCATTACCTACTTCAATTAGGCTCATACAGTACGTTTGGAGCGCGTCAGCGTACGGTTGTATCTTTTCATCGACTTCAAGCTTACTATTTAACCAGAAGGCGGTACAAGCGTGATATGGGATATTAAATTTATATTCAGGTGCAGCATTGATCTTTTGCGCTTGTGCCTTTGTAAAGTTATTCTTGACATATGTTTTAATATAACCAACAATATCTTTCTTTGTCACTTCAATCTGAAAATAATATTTAGTTGCTTCCCAACCATCTTGAATTGGTATCAGAGCTGAACCTTTACGACGTACAATCTCTTTTTTCTTTTTTAATCTTTTGCCTTTAAGTGCTGTTAGTGCCATAACGATCTCCTCATTGTTATATTACTATTGTACCACATCTTTTTCGATTTGTAAACCATTTTTTTCACGGTAGTCATAAACTGCCCCAATGACCATAGATGGATAATTACCAAGATATGTACCAGCCTTCAGATCATACTTTGTCAATCGGCCTTTATGAGGATGATCAATCTTATCATAATTCTCGAGAATAAATTTAGCTAATTCATCGAACTCTGCATCTGAGATGAGTGGGCTATCTTCTACGTAATATGCATATGCACACATCAGATATTTTGCAACTGGATTCTTCATCCTCTTCTCATCCTCGCAATTTCTTTTGCATCGTTACTATCTTTACGAACTGGTACCATATTAGATTTATGCAGTGTACCAATACCTGCTAGCTCGTTGCCAGTATATTGATTTGCTTGTCTTTGGAATCCATTACCGACACCATTTGAAAGCTGAGCATTTGATCGAGTAACTTGATAGTCAGGAAGATCTGGACGATAAGTTGAATTCCTATTATATCTACTTCGGTCAAGAAGCTTTTGGATCTTTAACTCTTCGGCAGAAACCTTTATAGATTTCTTTTTACTCTTACGCTTTTTTAAGCTGGTAGTTGTATAATAAGATGGTAATAAATGCATTGTCATCTGTAATGTTCCCTCTTTTTCATTGAGTCAATACGCATTTCAAGATAATTAATTACTTGATTAAGAAACTCGGCATCTTGATTACCTTCAGCAATCATAGTACGAATACGAAGTATCTCACCAGAGAACACACGGCATGCTGCCATACGATCTGAAGACATATCTCTATAATCAACCATTAGTCCCAATCCCTTTCATATGACTCCTGACCACGAGCACGATCCCCATAGTATTCATTAACATACTTTGGAGCATCTGTGTATGCGTAGATGTTATCACCGTTGTCAACTTTATCAAGAAAAGATGTTTCGGTTTTACGAACACTTTGATTGCGCTGTAATTTTTTATTGAATTTTTTAGAAACTTTACGAATGAGTGCCATTCTTTGTTTTTGTGTTTGTGCCATGATATACTCCTCAATATAATGTGGAAGATTTCTTGTGAAGCCTCTTCCTAAAGCTACCTGCGTTTTAATTTTTATGTCGTATACAGGCTTGACCACGTTTATACTCGTTCGACAATTTGTACCGGGCCTTGGTGAGCTGCGTCCCTCCTGCCGTCCTCCTGGACCGGATTTCTCCAGGAGTCCCAATATTACCTTGCTTAGCCATAACTTTCACTTCATATTGGAGAACCTACTCGTGCTTTTTTGGGCTTTAGAATATCGTCATACCATTTTTAAGAACTCCTCTTTCCTTATTATACTACTATTGTACCATAGCTTTATATAATTGTAAACCCCTAGGACTGATTTTTTTTCAATTAATTTGAATAAATTTTCTGAAGATGCGATTCAAATGCTTCGACTTTAGCAAGTCGATCTGGCCAGAGAATATATTCTTTTTCAGGATTTGCTTTTAAGTTATTCAATAAAGGTGTAATAGCATTATAGAGTTGATCAAGTTTTTCTTGAGTAGTCCTTGCTTCTACTTCAGTATCACCTATAGCTTTTTGAGCATCTTGTACTGCTTGGAGTTCTGTTTCATCGACTGCAGTAAAACCGAAATCAAAAATATCATTAGACATTTTTTCTTCTCCTCGAATATGCATACGTATCAAATATCCATAGAGCACCAAAAAACCAAAAGATATTCATGGTGAGTAAAGATTGACTAATAATGTATGCAAATGGTAATGAGACGAGTATATCGCCAAAGTGTATTTTTTTCATATCAATATTTATATAAGAGTAAGTAAAAAGATTGCAAGTAGAACTACCCAGAACCTAAGCATTAGAATGAATTTAAAAAGCCACAGAGCTACAGCCAAAAAGAGGAGGAGAAAGGCGAGCTCTGTGACACTCGAAGATTGAATTGCCTCAAGCATTTCAATCAATCACGAATAAAGATTTGTTTTTTAAACCCTTCTGGAGCGTGTTCATTCCAGACTTTATATGTAGGATCTAAGTCTTTGGCATATGCTTCGAGTTGGGATTTTTGTTCAAAGCCTCTTGTCCATTTACTATGGTCGTCAGAATAATCATATGACCAATCGTGGATTTGTAAAAGGTCGATATATGCGTTAAGATATTCTTTATGATAAACCATTATTTTATGCTCCAACCAAAGTTTTCTTGAAGAAAGTCGTTGCCTTCGTCGTCGGCAATAGCCATGCAAATACCTTCGCGAATTGAAGTATCAAGGGTGTTTAGATACTCAGAAGCTTTTGCAAAATTTACCATTGATTCGCCAAAAGGATTGGTGATAAATTTTAGAATAATTGTGGCATCTTTTGCGTCTTGGATATACATTGAAGCCA